ATCGGGTGATGCGGAAGCAGTTTCCCAACGGCGAGTTCTCGTTCGGGATTTACGAGTATTACGAAAGCATTGGCAAGAGTGGGCCGGGGTGGACAAGTGACGCCATGGACCCCCACGGGGAGACGCCAGAGGAATTGAGGTCGGATTACGAGTACATGGCCGAGGCTTTCAAGCACCCAGTTCTGGACTACGAGACAGGAAAGGTCATCAGGAGAAAGAAATGAGCTGGTACACGACATGGACAGCGCAGGTCGTGGTTAGTTTTATCTATCTTTAGGAGGAACAAATGGTTACGGTAGAAAAGATTGTTTTGAAGATTGGGAAAAAGGAACTTGAACTCAGTCCGGAAGAAGTTAAGGAACTCAAGGAAGTTCTGGACAAGATGTTCGGGGACGAGAAAATTGTTCATTATTACTATCCCCACTACCCATATTATTATCCATCTTGTCCTACGCACATGCCAACGTGGTACTATGCATCTTCGGCGGGAAACGTTACCCTGTTGAGTTCATCGGCATCTGACGACGTTAAATATTGACATCGCATTGTGTTGGATATAGATTAACCTTGAGAGACCGAGACCCGATTAGGTTCCTCCTTTCCCTAGTCAGGTCGGGGCGGAGCGGTCCTAGACCCACTTTGCTTTGCAAGGAGGCTTAGGCCTAATTCGGGTCGGATGGTCCGCTTCCGCCCCCTCTCATTTTTTATTCTCCCCATATAGCCCAATTCGGGGCTTGACAATTCAATTTATTGGGCGTAGATTTCCTGACGATGATACCATATCTTGCGTTGGGGGTGTAGGCTATGCCTTGGATTGTGGTCAGGCGCGGGAACAAATCATGCGTCGTGAACAAACTAACAGACTCCGTTAAGGGATGCCACGCCACACGCAAAGAAGCCATGGCCCAACTCCGGGCCATCTACGCGAACACCAAAGACGAAGAGATTAGGGGGCGACGTGCCGAAAGGGATTAAGACCCGCGAGGACTTCAGCGAGAAGGACGCTACCTTCATCGAGAAATGGAAGGACCAGAACTTCAACATCGCAAAAAGGCAGGAGTGCGCGGTAGCGGCGGGCCTCGGAACTGGCGACCTGGCCCGAATGAACGGCGGGCGCGTCACTAAGGCCCTCCTCCAGAACAAGAAACTTCGCTCCGCACTCAAGCGCGTTAACGTTGACATGGATTCCGTGGCAGGAAAAATTAAGGAACTACTCGATGCCAAGTCTCCGTTTAACCCGACCATGCCCGATAACTACATTCAGCACAAAACTGTGGAGACGCTTATTCGGGTTATGGACGCGAACCCGCCCCAAAAGATTGAGGTCGATAAAACGTCCACCACCCAAGTCATCATTAGCAACGATACCGTTGCCCGCCTAGAAAAGTATCAGCAGATGAGGCAACTGACGAGAGATGATAGTACAGGCATATACGCCGAAAGACCTTAAGAGCAGGGACGAGTGGCGCGTCGCCTGTCAAGACCTGTTCTTTTTTGAGCAGAACGTATGCTCTCAGGCTTTCGATGACAAGTTTCAGGACATGGGCGCAATCCACATGGAGATGTGCGATTTCCTAGACCCGCGCCGGAACTCAGCAAAGAGCAAGTATCTATCGGCGTTCCGAGGCTCGTTCAAGACAACCGTGCTTCTCGGATACTTCGCCCATTTCTTTTGTATGAGCCTAGCCCGACGCAAGTCCAACTCGATTACATACAACACGGCCATCAAAGAGAACGCCTGGAACTTTCAGGCCGACCTTAAACACCTTCTCTTGGAGAACGATTTTCTCCGTTGGATATTCCCCGAACTCCCTACTGACGAAAAGGGATACGGAGGGATGACAAAGAACAGGATTGACCATAAGCGGGTTCGTTTGGACTTCACATCAACCGACACGACCCAAGCCTCCAAGCATACCCTTTCGATGGTGAACGACGACTTGGAGAACGAGAAAAACTATCAGACCGAAGGGCAACGCGACGACTTGAAAAACTCGTTCATGTATCAACAGTCGGTTCTTACGAAGGTCCACAGCCGGGGCATCGGGTCCGACGTATTCGTGGGAACCCCATATCACTTTCAGGGTCTTACGTGGAAGGTCAGGAACGACCCGACATACGCACGACTGGAGTTCCCGTGCTACGTTGATAGGGACAAGGCCAAGGGCGTGACGTTCCCTGAGCGGTTCACCGTTGATGACTTTGAAATCATCAGGAAACGCCAGTCCTCAAATATCTTCAGTTCCCAGTACCTACTCAAGCCGTTGAGCGAAGAGGACGCATTGTGTCCCGACGCATGGATTCAATACTGGACACGACGGCCCGACCCGTACTGGCGCGAGATGATTGTTGACCCCGGCGGAGCAGACCCACTCTCCAAAGACCCAACGGGCATCACCATTGTCGATACCGATACCAACGGCAATATGTATGTCATCCTGGCCGACGAGTTCTATTTTCAGCCAATCGAGTTCATGGACAAAATCAAAGAACTCAAAGATAACTACGCGCCCGACAGTATCCGTATCGAGAAGGAAAAATACTGGACGACTATCGCTGACATCTTTCAGCATAAGTTTCCAGAACTGAATATCTCTTACGCCGAACACAAGGGACGGAATAAGGACGTTCGCATTTGGCGACTCAAACAATGGTTCCAGAGCAAGCGCATTTTCCTAGATAGGAACATGAAGGATTCCAAGTTCTATAATCAGTTGACGGAGTACCCATCCGTTACGCACGACGATATACTGGATTCACTTGCGTATCATCTTGACTATCGGCGCGTCCCCGACCCGTACATTGTGCATAAACTCCCGTCGGGAAAAGAGTTCAAGCCGAGTATCGAGGAATCGTTTGAAGAAGAGATGAACTTGTTTATGGCCCGCGTAAAGAGCAAAGATGCCGCCATTGAGAACGACCATTATTATTGAGGAGACATGAATGTTTAACAAGAACAAGGCGGCACTCGCCCTCTTGGTTGATTTGCATGAGGAATTAGTCCGCAAGTTGGATGAACAGATTCGCGTTGAAAAAGAGTTCATCGGGACGCTCAGTAACTTTCTTTTCTCTGAGCAGAAGTTGGATGCCGAGCGTCTTAAATACGAACTGTTGGATGCCGCCGGAAAGAAAGTGTTTGAAAACGATAAGCGTTTCTGAGGGGAATGATTATGCCTGACGAAAAGACTTCCGTTCTCAGAAAAGAAGACGAACAAAAGTTCGTGGAATTCATCGACAAGCAAGTTAAGGACCATCCGGTAGTCAAAGAGCATCACGCGAAGTGGAAGGAACTTATCGCGTGGGAGAACGGGGACCAGTTCAGCGAGTACGATTCTGTCGCCCGAACAATGAGGCCCGTTGAATTAAAGTTCCGCAAGAACAAGATTGTCGTTAATCGCATGAAGCCCCTGGCCGAAGCCATCGAAGGAAAGATTAATTTCGTCTCCATGTATAGCGGGCTTCCCAATTCGTCCGACACCGAGGATATTAACGCCGCACAAATAGCCACAAGTCTTCTTGACCATAACGATTATGTCAACAATAGCGAGAACCTTAACGAAGAACTTAAATATGACCTGATACGCACGGGCAACGCATGGCGCAAGTGGACTTGGGACACGGGCGCGTTCGGCTACATAAAGGGTGAGGGAGAAGATGGGAAAACCAAGGCGGTAAAACAGGGCGGAGAACTCATTGGGACGGTTCCTTCTGTTTTTAACATACGCCCTGACCCTACCGCCAAGACCGTGGAAGAGATGCGTTGGCTCATTGAGCTTGCCGAAGTGACGGAAGATGTCATCCTAGACAATTTCGATATCGAAAAGGAAGCGTTGCGCCAATGCGAATCCACGGGCGACACAAAATACGTTGGTATGAACGAGAAGGAGAACGAAAAGGACAAGGATGAACATACCTACATCGTTAAGTATTACTGGGAGAAGTCAACCAAGAAATACCCGCAGGGCCGATACCTTATCATCGTCGGGAAAATCATATTGTGGAGAGGCGACAATCCTTGCCTTGGAGAAATTCCCTATTGGCATTATGGTTATAAACGATACGGAAGTAGCCTATGGCATACCGGGCCGATGCATCATGTCCAAGACCTACAGCGCATCGACAACCGAATGGTATCCATTACCTCGGAACATATCGAAGCGTGGCGTCCCAAGTTGCAAATCGGACCCGGCGCACTCGTTAAGAACGGGGCGTACACGACCGACGCGGCAGAAATCGTAGAGGTCGATTCAACCAAGGGCGACGTTCGCCCGATTCCCGTTCCCGAATTGTCGCCGCAAGTCGCCGCGTTCATGGGGTATATCGAGAACGCGATTAACACCGTGGCGAATGTCCATGAGGTTTCCTACTCGCAGTTGCCTACGGGTGCGAATCGCGCCCCGGCTTCACTCTACTCCATGATGCTTGAACAGGAGAACCTTAAAATTGACCCGATGATTAAGCGCATCAATAAGACGCTCATCGAGGAAGGTCGGTTCCGACTCCGCATGATGGAGAAGTATTACAAACAGGAACGGCTCATAAAGATTGTCGGGAGGGCGAGAGAGGCATCCATCGCATACTTCAAGGGTAGCGACCTTAAGGGCAATACTGACGTGAAACTTAACATTGGTGTTAATATTCATCAATCGAAGGTCGTTCAGCAACGGCTCCTTCTCGAACTCAAACAGCAGGGCGCACCGATTGATTGGAACAAGATATTCAAACTCATAGGGGAGGGCGATATCGAAGAAGAACTCAGGGGTGATATTGCCGACGAAACGAGGGCGCAGAGAGAGAACCAAGCGTTCATCTCCGGCGACTATGACAAGAAGCGTGAGGAAGGCGGGGTGTTTATCTACCCGCATGACGACCACGAACTTCACATGGGAGCGCACACGAATCTTGCCAAGACAACCGAGGCCCAGAAGTGGGAACAGAAACAATGGGATGCTCTACAGAATCACATCATGGAGCATTTCAAGATTATCATGGTGCTGAAACAGGCGATGGTTCCGGCTGGAGGGACGAACCCTCAGTCTCAGGCCAACGCCGCCGCACCCCTGCCCATGCCGGGGGCCGGAGAAACGAATACGCAATCGCCCGAATCTTCCATGCAGGAAGAAGCGGTATCTATTTAACGGAGGAGTATAAACATTATGACGCAAGACCAAGCCCAACCTACGGGACAGTCTAAGGAACCGGAAGTTTCTTATTCGGATGGATTCGACTCCAAGTGGGCCGAGATGATGGACGTTGCCAAGGAGGGAGCCACCGATACTACGGAGGCCAAACCCACCGAGGCAAAAGAGGAACCCTGCCCCGGATGTGACAAGAAAAAGGCTGAAGCGGAAACACGCACACCCTACAAAATCCTCAAGGTGCAGGGAAGGGACGTTCCCGTTTATAGCGAACAGGAACTTATCGACAGGGCGCAGATGGGCGTGGACTACACGCAGAAGCGTCAAGCCGATGCCGACGAGAAACGCAAATGGGAGGGCGAGTACGAGGGCAAGCACCGGGAACTATCCGACTTGGCCGAGAAGTATGAAAAACTCCTGACAACGATTAAACCGGGCGACAGGATTCCGGGTACGGAACAAACCTTCAGGCCCGCCGAACCAGTTAATAAGAACACAATCTATGCAGAGTACGGAATCGACCCCGAATATGCGGACGGATTCCAAAAGAAAATGATTGACGACCAAGTGGCGATGCGGGAGAAGGTCGCCGCCTACGAAACCAAACTTCAACAGGTAGAGGCGTTCACGAACGCCATGGTTCTCAAGGAAACGGCAACGAATCTTGGGAAGGTTATCAAGGAAGAGCGAGACAAGTTCCCCATTGACGAAATCATGTCAGAGGATGGGGCAGAAAATCTCACTCAAAAACAGTTCGCCTCAATGATACTGGCAAAGAACGAACAGTATAAGGCCCAGGGAAAGAAGACCGACCTTGCGGAGATGTCCCGTGAGGTTGTAAGGGAAATTCACTTTATGCAGAGCAAAAGCAAGGGTGTTGCGGCTCCCGACATATCGAATGAATTGACCCCTGAACAGTTCGCCGCCAAGTATCCAGACCTTTACAAGAAGGTCTCGGCCAAGGTTACGGGCAAAGCGGTTGCCGAATACGTAGAGACAAAAGAAAACCTGCCCCCGAGCCTTGAAAGCCGAAAACATGAGGTGGACATCAGTAAGATTGAAAGTAAGAAAAAGTCCGAAAGTCTCGGTGATTTAATAGACGAGGGTTTTAATACTCCCGAGATGCGGGCTTTATTTTCAGGAGGATAACATGGCCGCTGGTTCACCAGCCACTCTTTCAAGCACAGGGTTTGACAAGTTCTTTCTTGAATATGTCATGCCCGGTTTGGAAAAGGGCTTTTATGCTAACAGT